TGCGTTCAGCCAAGCACCACCGCAATGCCATGTTGTAGCCTTGTGGCAGCGCGATTGTGTCGTACAGCGAACCAAACGTGCGGAAAATCGTGCTGGCAAACAAGTGAAGTTCACCAGATGACGGGTTGGGGAAGACATACAACGTTCCCAAATTCTCGCTGGGTTGGTAGTAAATCATCTTTGCCCAAGGGCCATTCAATTGCTTAATGCCCAAGGATTGGTATTCTTCCAAACTCAGGATTGCCACAGGGTAATCCAAATAACCACCAGCTATATTTGAGCCGCCTTGCTGCGTAGCCACTCGCACAAACGCTGATTCAATGGTCAATGGGCGTTCATAGTAGGCAGTGATTGTGGTGCTTGCCACGGTCTGGGAGATGCTGACAGTGTATGTGCCGCCCTCATTAACGTTACCACCAGCACCAGTGCCAAAGCCCACAATGGTTGTGCCTGCGGCGATGCCTGTGCCAGTAATGGTCATGCCCATTGTGATAGCGCCAGAAATTACGCCATTCACAGGAACGGTCAGGGTTGTGCCTGCAATTGAACCTGTAAAGGATGCACCCACCGACCCAGACGGGCCAAGGGTGTATTGCACGGTATTTTGAACGGTTTGAAAAATAATTTCGGTCTTGTAGAAAACCATCATGTTTTCATTTGACCACTGGGCGCACATATCGTTCAACAGATCAAATGCGTCTTGTGCATCATCTGCTGATGGCGATTCGCCAGATGCCAATGCGCCAATATCTTTAAGCGCCCTGCTGATAATATCGTAAGGAGTCGTCATTTATTACACCTTTGGCACAAATTTCTGTGGTAACCAAGGGGCAACAACAACTCCATTCCCTTGCAGGGACGCTAGTTGTTCCTCTAATCGTGATTTTATAAGGTTTACGCCGTTTTGGGTAGTCTCATTTTCAATCCATGATGCCACATCAGCTTCGGTCACTTTGCCAAAGGGTTTTTTTAGGATTTTGTCGCTGAACCACCAATTGCCCTCAGTTTCCACTTTTTCGCCTGTGTCAGCTTCAGCGGTCACATGGTATTTGGCATGGTTGATTAAGTCACCATCAGCAGAGACTTCAAGAATTTTCCATGCAAATGTTGTCATTGTGTTTCCTCTGCGGGTTCAGGTGTGTTGCCCTCTGCAAGCCACTTTAGATAGGCTTGGTAGTCTGTGTTGTCAGGGTTTATTGGTATAGCCGCCTTATCAGAAAGCCTGATTACGCAAGTCATTTCTGTGGCTGGGGTTAATGGATTAGTTAATTTATACATTTACAACTCCGCACTAAATTGCAAGAAATCGGTTGAAGCAGATGATAGATTTGGCACATTTCCTCTGAAAGCAGTTAAACCACCACCAGAACAAGTTAAATCAAGAGAACAAGATTGGTCACCAGCATTGATTGCAAGACTTGTTACAGTTCCAAGACCTCCGTCATACGCAAAAAAAGTTCCACCAAAACTAACAGTTGGTGCTGTTCTTGTATTAACTGGATACTTTACATATACCCTTGCAGTTGTACTAGCAGTAGAAAATCCACTACCAATGCCAGCAGAAGGACTTGTATTACCAACTATCTTATAAAAATACCTTTGTGCAAGCTGAAGTTCAGTCCCATATGGCCTGTAATCAAAGCTCGTTGCTGTTGAGCCTTTTTCTAGCTGTACGCCTGTGATGTAGAAATTATTGCTGATCGTCCCAATCCAGTTGGCGCTTCCAGAAACAGCAAAATAATTTCCCGCCGCCCATGATCCAGCCGCTGCCTGCCAAGTTGACCCACTACCTAAACTAAGTCTTAAACGCAGCCCAATACCGTTTGTAGTGAGCCAAGTGCCAGAGGTGTCGCCAGTAATAGTTACGGACTTCTGCTCCCATGTATTCGCAGATGAAATTGAGTATGTGAATGGGTAGGCACGATTCGCTGCGGAATTTAAGAGTCCACCGCTATAAGTTCCAGTGAGGCTAGACCTAACCCAAAAAGAAAGCGTAACGGTGCTGGCACTAGAGAGTCCAAAATCCAAGTCTGAAACATTTAATCCCTCAATATTCTGTTCCAGCATGTAGAAATCGCCAGCAGCCACAGATGCATCAGCCGTTGTTACCGTGGCTAACCAGCTATTCTTAAATCCTGCTGGCGCAGTGGTGCTTTGCTGCGCAGAAAACACTCCTCCACCAGAGGCATATCCAGCCCACCGATCAACTCCAAAAACTTGCCCCCCACCTGAAATACTTACACTCGCCCCCGCATTCCTCTGGTCAATCACCATTGCACCATTGATGATGCGGTTCTTGAAGCCAAATGTGTTTGGCGTATTAACGTCAGTGAATACACCTGTTGATGGTGTTGTCGCGCCAATGCTTCCATTTATTGGCCCTGAAAACCCTGTTGATGCCAATATTCCAGTAGATGGATTAAATGTTAACTTGGTGCTGGAAACGTTTTCAGATGTAATTGTTCCTGTAGTTGCGCTTGTGAATGTTAAATATCGCGTTGCATTTGTGGTTGTATCGTCAGAAATTGTCAAACCACCTGATGCGGCTGACCATGCAAAAGCAGATCCATTCCAAGTGAGAACCGTGCTTGATGTGGTTGGCGCGGTGATGAATGAAGTTGCCCCAACCCCTGTTTGATAAGGAATTTGATTGGCTACACCGCCAGCAATGTTAGTTGCTGTCGTTGCGCTAGTTGCACTGGTTGCAGTTGCTGCATTTCCACCAATTGACAAACTGGTTGCTGTTCCTGTCAAGCCTGTTCCCGCACCGCTAAAAGATGTGGATGTGAAAACGCCTGTGGAGGGATTGAATTGCAGCTTAGTAGAACTGACAAACTCAGTTGTTAGGTTGCCCGTGGTTTGATTTGCATACAACGGGTATCGGGTTGCATTAGTGGTTGTGTCATCAGTGACCGTTGCGTAACTTGATGGGGTAACCCATGTGGGTGCGCCTGATCCATTGGATTGGAGGACTTGACCGTTTGTGCCTGTTGACCCATTGACAGACAAGGTGCTTGTCAATGATAAAGTAGTGAAATATCCAGCGGCAGCAGTTGTTGCACCGATAGACATATTGTTAATTGTGCCAATAGAAGTTGGGGCAATTTCAACTGAATTAACGCCTGTGGGCTTTATGTGGACATGACCCGTACCCGTTGGGCTAATGTCAATCTGTGCATTTGTTCCATTGATATTGGTGGAAACACTTAATGTAAGGTTATCACCACCACCAGCACCCCAAGACAATTGACTTGTACCGCCTGAATTACGCAAAGCCGCGCCAGCGCTTGTTGCAGCCTCAAAAAATGGGCCAACAAACTTTGTCGTTGCGGTGATGGTCGTGCCTCTAACCGTGTTGGCAGTTGTCCCGCCAATCGCTGGCGGCGCAGATAAATCCAATGTGCCGCCCAATGTCAAGTTGCCTGAACTAGTGACAGTACCACTTAGAGAAATCCCTGAAACTGTGCCTGTACCGCCGACCGATGTGACCGTGCCTGTGGTTGGTGTTGCCCATGAGGGAACGCCAGAGGCCAAGGTCAAAACCTGACCATTTGACCCAGCCGCCAAGAATGTGGTTGTGCTTGGCGCTGATTGGTAAGGCAATGATCCTGATGCCCCGCCAGCTAGATTTGTGGCGGTTGTAGCGCTTGTTGCACTGGTGGCGGTAGCTGCGTTGCCCCCAATGGATAAACCGCTTGCAGTGCCTGTTAAATTCGTTCCTGCGCCGCTGAAATAAGTGTTTGCTGTGATTATTGTGCCAGTAACTGCCGCAGCAGTTGACCCGCCAATGGTTGTACCGTCAATTGAACCGCCAGTGATTGCTACCGTATTGGCGTTTTGGGTGGACATTGTGCCAAGCCCAGAAACTTGACCATTGGTAATTGCAATCGGGGTATTGGTGACTGAACTAACTTGACCTGATGCATTGGTGACAAATACAGGCACAGCAGACGCAGAACCATACGTTCCAGCAGTGCCAGTAGGCGTAATGCTGAACTGATAGCCAGCTAGGGTTAGCCCTGTGCCTGCGGTGTATAAAGCTGTATTGGAAAACTGCACAAACGTGATTGAAGTCACGCCCAATGTGCCGCCCGGCGAATTTGTATTTACCCAAGCAGACCCACTTAAAGTTCCACTTAAAATAAACAAATATGCCGCCAACAATTCATCATAGGTGCTGGCATCAAGGGATCGAGTCCATGCGCCAGCCGCAGCCAAATAAATACCGTTGTTAGCCCCTACGGTTTGATTTTTTACCAATATGCGGTTTCCCGCAGTCAAGGTTACATTCCAATCGCCGCCAGCTTGCACCGCCAAGCCAGACAACGTAATGTTGCCTGTGGTGGTGAAGTTTGCTGGCGCTTTAAACGATAAACCTTGGGCAATTGCGTCCACATAGGCTTGATTCACAATGGAAGTCGGGCCAGATGGAACGCTAGAAATTGTGCCTGTGGTGGTTGCAATATTGGTAAAAACCCCAGTTGACGGGGTAGTCGCGCCAATTGTGGTGCTGTTTATCGTGCTGTTGGTGATGTTTAAGCCTGATTGATTTGGATCAATTTTGGCAAAAAAAGGCGTACCCGCTGGCCCAATCAGCGTGATCAAATCAAATGTCGGTTCAGGTTCAAATATCCCCTGAACTGGGACAATGTTTATGGTTTGGGTTTTGGCGGCTTCATTTGCCATATCAAACCCTTAATCAGCTTGTGTAGCAGTGATGTACAACGTATTTGTAATTGAACTAATTGCCTTGATGTAGAAAGGCGCTTTAGGGGCGGCAATCAACAAAGGATAAGTCATGGCTGCTGGCAGCACAAATGAACCGCTGTTACCTGTGGATGCCACAGTTGGGGTGGTGACTGTGCTTGAATTTGACAATTCAACCGCAGCAACGCCAGAACCAGTGTTCAACAATGAAACATAGTTAGTCTGGTCATTTGTGGTGGCTTCAATCAACAGCGCGGCACTTGCTGAAGTTGTCAAATTTAGGGCGTATGTGCGACCGCTTGGGCG